ATGGAAGATGCAATTCAGGCCTATGAAATCAATGATATTGATGATATAGAAAATATTTTCGGACGAGTTATTTCAGGCGAAGAAATCCACATTGAAAATTTGAAGTTAAACTTCTTAGAAAGTATTGATTTCAAATTTTTTGGTGATGAAGATAAGTATAATGGTACTCTGCCTGCAAGTTTGGCACAGGGTATCTGTGAATTTCAAACTGAGATGTACAAGGTTTTTACTCTAATCAAGTACAAAACCTCTAACTTACAGAAGCTCACTGCTGAGGATCGAGAAGCTGCAGAGTTGGTTTTTACTATCAATCCTGGCTGCACAGAAATTATCACCTCAGTTAAAGAACTTATTGATTCCTTTGGTAACGCATTTGAGAAGGTAACGCAAGGTATGAGCCCAAGACAGAAAACAATGTGTTTCCTGTTTGCTGTCTTAGTTTTAGGCGGCGCATGGGTCGGTACGTCCTACTTAGATCATCAGACACAAGTCGAAACCAAAACTATTGAGTTACAACTGGAAGAAGCAAAACAGCGAGCAGAATCCGAGCGGATGACAATTCTACGCGATGGTATGCTGTCTGCAATAAAAGCACATGAAGGTATTGATACGATAGAGCGCGCCGAAGGTATCCAAGAGCACACAGCTAAGGCATACACTGGAGTTCTTAAAGGTGCATCTGATGCAGACAAAGTGACGATCCGCGGGGCCAGCAATATTGAGCTTTCGCAAGGTCAGGTTCAAGAAATCATCAAGAACCCAATTGAAAAGGCTAAGTCAGAGCAGCAAACATTGGAAGTTGTCATTGATAGTATAAAACGCTCAGCCGATAAGCTAACGTTAAGCTGCCATGAGCCAACAGGTGATGATTCATTCCCGATCTATGTTGATACCAGTTTTATCAATGATCCTGATGAAATAGGCTTAATTTTTGACGCGATGAAAAATAATAAAACGGTCAACATCCTTGGTAGTTATAAGATTAGGTCTGGTGTGATAGAACAAGGTAACGCCTCTACAATCTCACCCCCTTGAACTTCAAACCGGCCAATGTGCCGGTTTGTTATTTCATTACAATCCCTCTTGGGTAACATTTTTATATAGATAACAGTCTTAATTTTTGGTAAGGTACCATGCTCACAGAAAAACAGTTTTTTGAACTTATCAAAGCATTACAGTCATCTAATTTCTCAACCACAGAGATTTTAGGGTTGAGCTTCGCTATTATTATTGCAGCTCTCATAGTGAACTTTATTGTTTCTTTTATAACTGAAAAAGCAAAAATTTCTGCTACCAACGCTAACTATGAAATACTCAGAAAGCAGTTAGCATTAAATACAACAACTATCAAAGATATAGAAAAAAAGATTACTTCTGAGTTGTGGATTTCTCAACAAATCTGGCAAAAAAAGTACGATATGTATGAGTACATTTACACTCAGTTACTTAGTATAAAAAAATGGGCTGATAATGAATTTGAAATTATTGAGATTCACATGATGCCAACATATGTAGCCAATAGTTATCAAGGATATTTTAATCAAGAACAAGAAAAGCTGTTTTGGGATGAAGTACAACAGGCTCACGAAGACCGTGATAAAGCACTAAACGATGAAGATCTTAAATTAAAAAATAAAGAGCTACAACAGAAACTTAGCCTAGCCTTCACAGCATTAACAGAGATGATGTTAACTAAAGCAGTTCTTCTTAATAAAGAAGTAACAGTTATTTTAAATGAATTAATTGAGAATATTGGTACAAATCCGTCCCCACAGGAATATGAAGAACCGGATGATTATGGATACAGAATCAAGGGGGCCATGGATAAAGCCTTAGAAAAAATAAGAATTAATGCTTTATCTGATTTAGAAATAAAAAATCCAGAATGTTAATCCCCGTCATGTGGTGACAGAGGAATAAAGTTCAATTTCTCTTGCGCGTGAAAAGCGTAAAATGAGTAATGGGCTGGAAATCATTCAATACTCGCACTATCAAAAGTTTACTAGCCAAACCGCAGCACGTCCTGCATACGTCGTGTCTGCGGTTTTTCTTTTTCGCTTACATTGTGTCTGGTTCTTCCGGCCACTCAATATCAGGTGCAGTTGTTGTATTAACACGGTTCAGCAACACCCGATATTTTTTCCAGGCTTCCAGCAATGAGGTTTCTTCCTCCGTTGCGATCTCCAGATCTACAGCATCCTGAAGTGGCGCTATATGCTCACTGGCTACCTGCATCAGGCTGTTTTTTGTTTCTTCCGCCTCCCGGATCCGGAACAGTTTTTCTGCTTCCGTATCCTTCACCCAGGCTGTGCCGTTCCACTTCTGATATTCCCCTTCCGGCGATAACCAGGTGACATTTTCCGGTAACGAGCCAAGTTCAGAAATAAATAACGCGTCGCCGGAAGCCACGTCATAAACCGTTTTACCCCGATGGTCTTCAACGAGATGCCACGATGCCTCATCACTGTTGAAAACAGCCACGAAGCCTGCCGGAATATCTGGTGGTGCAATATCGGTACTGTTTGCTGGCAGACCTGTATGAGGCGGAATATATGCGTCACCTTCACCAATAAATTCATTAGTTCCGGCCAGCAGATTATAAATTTTTATGGTCCGTGCTTGTTCACTCATTCTGAATGCCATTATGCAAGCCTCACAATATAGTTAAATGCGATGTTTTTGACGGTGTTTTCCGCGTTACCCGCAGCGTTAACGGTGATGGTGTGTCCATGTGAACCAATCGCAACGGAGTGCGTATGCGCACCAATACCTACAGTATGTGCATGTGCGCCAGAACTTGCTGCAGTACCAGACAGCGAGTGGGTATGAGCACCTGCTGACTGTGTCTGAATACGTTGATAATACGATCTATAGGAAGAAGTCTCCGGGCTTACTTGATACTGTGAATTCTGGACATAAGTGAACCCACCGCCATCATAAAATGCTAACGCAGAACCGCCGCCTCCTGGCCAACGAATACCATTACCATGAGTATGAACACCGGCAGACCCCGTAGAGCCACTCAGACTGTGCGTATGCGCCCCGGTGTTATTCGTGGATTTAGTGCCGTAATCAAACGACGATGTGGTTTTCGTCCCCAAATCCGTACTGGATGCGCTGGCGCTGTGGGTATGCGATTTAATGCCGTCCTGTTCCTGAGACAATACGGCCCGACCACTGGCGGGTTTGCCCTTAATCGTCCAGCCACGCATATCAGGGATCACGCCTGACGGATAAGCGGCTGCAAGTTTCGGGTAGGCAGATTTGTAAAAGTCTGCCCCTGCATCAGGGCATAACCAGACGGAACGGTATCTGATGGCCACGGGATTGGTGCGCCGACTGGGTAGCTTTCTGGTGGAAGATTTTTCGAGGTATAAACTTCTGCCCAGTCTTCCTCAAAACCATAACCGTCTCTTGAAGAACGGTAGAACAGACCACCATTTCTGTAATGCGCCTTCATCTGCAAGGTCCGGCAACTTCCGACTCCGGTATAGAAGTTAACCAGAATATAGCTGTCGCCAGAGCGGGTGACATTATAAGCGCCTGATTCGGCATTCCAGGGAACGCCACCATCCGCATCGGCATATGTATCCGTTGCCCTTCTGGCAAAAGCAGCCACATGCGCGGCGGTTAAAGTAATATCTTTGGAACCATCAAACTCAACACCAGAAACCCGTCTTGGCGTTTGCAGCTTTGTTGCTGTTAATGCATTACCGTTCAGACTTGCGGACAGTTTGGTTCCAATAACCAGTTCGCCGGTTGCGTTATCAATAGCAAACGGTCTTAATGTATTCCAGCCACCATAAACATCACCTTGATTGGTAAGCAGCAGGTAAGTTTTAGCGCCATCATTACGCCATAATGCCCCATACTCCCCACCTATCATTCGAATCTGATTACCACCACGCGCTACAATTTCGTCTGTGGCAAAAAGTTTTTTGCACGACAAGTTATCGTTAACGATTAACGAATGAGACTCATAAAAACCACGCCCACTCTTAAAATCAAGGATAACGTCCGCCGCGATACATTCAGTCGCCGGATTTGTTGCCCCAAACTTATAGGTCGTATCATTAACAACGAGATCAGCACCAGGTGCGGATATTGACAGGCCATCTTCGATAAACGCAAAAACAGGGAAAGCAGCGCCATCAACATAGAACACAGAGCGCAAATCATCGCCCTTATTACTCATCATTATTGAGTGGATGGCTCGTTCATTGTTTTGATATTGCCAGAACATTCCATAAGCATAACGCCCCCTGTCAGTCCAGCCACCAGGCATAACAAATCCGTTAAACTCGCAGTTATTCATCGGATCGCCTGCGGTTCGCGTTGCCGTGGTGATAATGACCCTTGATGCCAGTTCGCTTACTGAGCCAGCAGAACGCATAACAACAACAGGGTAATATTTTCCAGATGTTGCACCTGCAGGAGCGTTAACCCGCACATAACGCATACCACGCTTATCAGCAAAGTCTGTTTTACTGACCGCGTTAATGTTGTTCAGGAAGCGTCCCTTATCGGGTATATCAGCGCCGTTCTGGTCTTTCTGCAGACGTTTCTCTGCATTGTCATAGGCTGATTTTACTGCCTTTGGCGTTGCCGCCAGCGTTTCAGACGTGCTGTTAGTCGCACTACTGAGCTGTACTATCCCCTTTTTCGTCGTGCTCGCATCCTCAAGCGCCACGGCGGATGCAATATCCTCTGCCCGTTTTGCCGCTGTCTCAGCGCGCGTTGCTGCAGATTCCGCCGTACTTTTGCTCTGAGCTGCTGCCGTCGCACTACCAGCAGCCTCTGTCGCCTTCGTGGATGCCGTCGTGGCGCTGCCCTTCGCTGCTGACGCCTGTATGGTCGCCTCATCTTTTGAAGCAGACGCCGATGATGCCGATGACGCCGCCGAACTGGCTGACGATGCGGCAGCCGTTTTTGAGGATTCTGCACGGGTTTCCGACGCTTTCGCGTTCGTTTCGGATGTCTTCGCTGCGGAAGCTGACCTCGCTGCTGCGCTGGCCTGTTCAGTGGCTTCGCCAGCCTTCGTTGTGGCTGTTGAAGCAGACGATGCGGCACTTTCTGCCGACTTTCCGGCAGCGGTGGCACTGGCTGAGGCCTGCCCGGCACTTGTTGATGCGGCACTGGCAGACGACGCAGCCGCTGTTTTTGAGCCTGCCGCAGCTGAGGCGCTCTGTCCCGCTGCCGTTTCAGAAGACCTGGCGTTCGTCTCGGACGTTTTTGCCGCCTTCGCGGAATTTCCTGCCGCCGTTGCCGAGGAAGCGGCACTACTGGCGCTTGATGATGCGTTCGTTTCTGATGATTTCGCTGCCTCTTTTGAGGCCGCCGCATCCCGGGCTGAGGTGGCGCTTCTGACGCTTCGTGGTCGCGGGGATGCAGAAGTGGCTGCGATTGTTGTGACGCTGCCGCATTCGTTTCTGACGTTTTCGCCGCACGGCACTGGTAGCTGCCGCGCTTTTTGAGGACTCTGCAGCGCAGCACTTTTGATGCTTCAGCCTTTGTTGATGCCGTTCCTGCGCTGGAAGAGCTGACTGAGCCGACGCGCGGCCTGCCGGCTGAGTGCTGGCTGCCGTGCTGAGCCTGAGCATCAGTCGCATGGGTTGCCGCCTCACGGCGATGTGCCGGCATCCTGGCTGACTTCTTGCGGCTGCCGTGTTCTGTGCCACCCGGACGCGTTACGCGCCACTCTTCCACCATCAGTCAAACGGCGCAGTGCCTCGGACGGCATCATCCTCCGTCATGGCACCGAGAAAATCATTCAGCGTACCGGTGGAATCTTCATACACGTGATGGTCCCGGCATGTGACGGCGGGAACCTTCCACCAACAGAATAACGCTGTACTGCCGTACTCAACGTCCATGCTGTAACGCCCGGCTTCATCCGGATTTTCTGAGGCCAGCGTGTTCACCACCACCGTGGTGCTGTTACGTTTTGCTTTCAGCTGGATTGTGCAGTTCTGTACCGGTTTTCCTGTGCCGTCTTTCAGTACACCTGAAATCTTTACTGCCATATTCACCCCACAAAAAAGCCCGCCTGAACCGGCGGGCTGTCATAACACTGTGTTACCTGGCTAATCAGAATTTATAACCGACACCCACGATGAAACCGTCAGTGCGCCAGTCACCACTGCCGGAGCCTTCATAAGCAATATCAATGGCCACGGATTCGGTCGGGTTAAACTGCACGCCAGCCCCCCACGCCAGAGACGTGTTGCTGTGGCGACCGTCATCACTTCCGGTCAGCACATCGTGCTTTTCCCCTTGTTGTCAGTACGAGATAATCCCCGGAGAAAGTCGACACACGGCTGTAAGCCACACCCGCCATCGCATACGCGCTGAACCATTCATTCACGCGCACAGACGGCCCGCCATACGCTGAACCAGCGGTTACGACGGAATCTCATGCCAGCGGGTATCGCTGTAATGCGTTTTTTGCTCATCTTCCTGCATACTGAAGACGTTCAGCCCCAGGTGTCCGTAAACTCATAACGGTATTTCACGTTAATCCCGTTCAGATTATCGCTGCCGGGAGCGTTCGTACGGGCATGAAGATACCCTGCGCTCAGTGTGGCCTGCTGCTCAGACGCCCATGCAGGCGCACCGGATACGGCCAGACAGATGGCTGCGGACAAAATGGCTGCATAAACTTTACGCATAATTACCTCTCGCTTTTCTGCAATAAAAAAGGCGCCATTTCTGGCGCCCGTATTGGGGTTATAAAATTCAGCTGATACTGATGCCTGCGGTGGCTTTCTTCATCACCACAACCAGCAAATCGCTGATACTTGCTGTGGGATACCAGTCATTTACCAACCATGCTGACACCGAAAACTCCAGTGTCATGTGACCGTGACCGGCAGGCATATCAATAACACCACTGTAAATCAGCGTATTATCCAGCGCGGTACGGTTATAAATTTCAGCACCGTTTTTCCGTACTATCAGACGGCATGAGGAGTAAATATCAGTATGCTCTTTCTCATGTTTAGCGCCGCTGAATGCCACCGCCGGAATAACAATCTGCCGGTCAAACGGCTGATCGTCATAAACCCTGACGGTAATGGTTCCTGATGGCCACCGCTCCGGTGCACGGGAGTCCCGGGGGAAAGCTTTGCCCACTGTTTTAACGAGATCGCCTTCAATCTGGTTCGCGGACAGTTTTCCCAGAACCCGACAGTTCTCGTTAATCGTGACGTTGTTGAGCGTCCCGGAGTT